AGAACACGTTGAGGTTATTGAAATAAAACCAGTCAATCAAACGCTTAAAGAAAAAGTTGGTAAAAATGTTTACAATCAAGCACAGTATGTTAAAAATATGGCCAAGTGGGGTGCAGCATCCGCATGGTGCCAACAACAGGGCATCAAATTTAGGATTGTAAACGAGGGAGATATTTTTCAGAATACCGGAAAACGGAATAAGTAAAAATATGACAAAACGATTAGAAGAATTATTAAACCTAGATACAACAGACTCAGTTGTACCGCCAGAGCCTGTTGATGTAACACCTGTGGCAACTATTAATTTACAGGATAAGTTAGAAGAATTTGACAAGATTTCGGCGGCTTTACCTAGAGTAGTAGGGCTAGGGGATATGGCAGATAGTGAACTAGATGCACTTGCAGACAAAGCTGAAAAAGCCTACGACGACTTAATGGATTTGGGTATGAATGTAGAAGCACGTTACGGTTCACGCATGTTTGAAGTAGCCGCACAGATGATGAATGCTGCCATTACAGCTAAAACTAATAAGATTGACAAGAAGTTAAAAATGGTTGATCTACAGCTTAAAAAACTAGCTATAGACAAAAAACACGGTGAAGGCAACGGAAATACCGTAGAGGGTGAAGGATATATTATTACAGACCGTAATAGCATCTTGCAAAAACTTAAAGATCTGAATAAATAATACATTATGAAATCATTCAAAGAACACCTAACTGAATCTAAAAAGAAGTATGACTTCCGTATCAAAATTGCCGGTGAAATGACCACTGAGCAAGAAGATACAATGAAGAGCTTGCTAAGCCGTTTTACTACAGGCAATATTCCTGCAGGATTCAAAAAATCAAAGACTCCTATTCAAGCACTACCATTAGATTTTCCCCAAATTAAAAATTGTGAAGTTAATATCTACGAAGTTGTATTAGATTATCCAACAACACAATTTGAACTAACAGAATATCTAAGTTCAGGTCTTGGTGTAGGTAAACAGCATTTAGTAGTTCGTAGTCCGTTTGAGCCTACTGAAGAATATCAAAATGTAGAACCTAAGAGAGAAGGCGCTTTGTTAACTGACCCAGATTACAAAGAAGCTCCTAATGCTCAAATGGAAGATTATTACGGTGACAAATACAATAGTGGATTTGTCAAAGAATTGAATGATATCTTGAAACTTCAACGTAAAGAACGTGGAGAAGAAATTCCCACTGAAGGTCCTGCCAAATTTAATACAGATGCAGCACCAGGAACAACTGGCCCTATAAGTGGCAAAGGAAAATAATATGCAAATGATCGATGTATTAAAAAGATTAGCAGAACTTGATTCAACTAATCCCAACGTAATTAAAGAAAACCTACAAGTTGAAGAATGCGGAATGATGCCAGAAATGGGTATGGGCATGGGCATTGCTCCAGAAAAGCCATCAATGCCAGCAAGCATTAACATGTCAGCAGGCAGCGGTGATGAATTAAGCAACATGTTAGCTACCATCATGCAACTTGCAGGTCAAAACAAGCCTGTATCAGCAGCTCCTCCATTAGACAACGCTCCGCCAGCACCAGGAACACTAGAGCCGGCAAATGGTGACTCACCAGCAGATACGATGCGTAGTGTTATTGACAGATTAAATCCAATGGGTGATGGCGGCGACGATGTCAGCGCATCTCACGGTGATATCGATAATGATGGTGATCACGACATGGATGATCACGATGCTGAGAAAAAAGAACCAGTTGACGAGTATGACAATACTCCAAGCGACCCAAACAAAAAGAATGAATTTGATGCAAACCAGTTTGCACATCAAGAGAATCAGCCAGGGCAAGGCGATAGAATGGACGGAACAAGTCCAAAAGCATACGCAGATATGAACGAAGCAGTAACAGATCTATTTGCACAATATAAAAAGTTTGTCGGCGAAAACTGATAAGATGTACTTTTACCAAATAGACCCTTCGGGGTCTATTTTTTTCAGTAAATAAACATATGGCATATACAGATAATAAACTAGTCAAGGCTGCATATAGTTCTCAGAAGTTTACTGAGCAAGATATTGATGAATTGATGAAATGTACAGATCCTATTAACGGCCCCCATTTCTTTCTTGACAACTTTTTCTATATTCAACATCCTGTTAAGGGCAAATTAAAATACGAACCGTTTGAATATCAGCGCAGGCTAATTGAAAGCTATCATGAACATCGGTTCAACGTAAATTTATTACCTCGTCAAACAGGTAAGACAACTACAGCCGCAGGATATCTATTATGGTATGCTATGTTTATTCCAGATTCTACAGTACTTGTTGCTGCCCACAAATTTGCAGGTGCTCAAGAGATTATGGCACGTATTAGATATGCTTACGAATTGTGTGCTAATCACATTCGATGTGGCGTAAAAAGTTATAACAAACAAAGCATTGAGTTTGATAACGGGTCACGTATTATTGCACAAACAACAACCGAAACAACAGGTCGAGGTTTATCACTATCGTTACTATACGCCGACGAGTTTGCGTTCGTTGAACCAAATATTGCAGTAGAATTTTGGACGTCTATATCTCCTACACTCGCAACAGGTGGTAAAGCAATTATCACTAGTACCCCTAACAGTGACGAAGACCAATTTGCCAACATATGGAAAGAAGCAAATTCTAAATTTGACGAGTTTGGCAACGAACAAAAATTAGGACGGAATGGATTCTTTCCTTTTAGAGCATACTGGAATGAACACCCCGACCGTGACGAAGAGTGGGCAAATGAAGAACGTAGTCGAATTGGAGAAGAACGTTTCCGTCGAGAGCACGATTGTGAATTCTTAGTATTTGATGAAACATTGATTAACAGTATTTGTCTTGCAGGCATGGAAGGTGACGAGCCTTACATGAAGATGGGACAAGCACGTTGGTATAAGAAAGTTAATCCAATGAGTACATACTTGCTAGCATTAGATCCTAGCTTGGGTACAGGTGGAGACCCAGCTGCTATTCAGATATTAGAAATTCCTAGCTTTGAACAAGTAGGTGAATGGCAGCACAATCTAACTACAATCCAGGGACAGGTGCGTATTCTGCGAGACCTGTGCAATTTTATTAATGACGAATGTGCTAATAAAGGTATACAAGCAAGTATCTATTATTCAGTTGAAAACAATAATATTGGTGAAGCTGCCCTAGTGGCTATTGAAGAAATAGGCGAAGAAAGCTTTCCGGGATTGTTTTTAAGCGAACCAATTAAGAAAGGGCATGTCCGTCGATTCCGTAAAGGATTTAACACTACTAATTCTAGTAAAATCAATGCCTGTGCCAAGCTAAAACACCTAGTAGAAAGCAAACGATTCCGTATTCGTTCTAAGCCGTTAATTAGTGAACTTAAAGGATATATTGCAAAAGGCGTTAGTTTTGAGGCAAAAGTTGGGCTACACGACGACCTAGTAAGTGCTACGCTATTGGTTATACGTATGGCATTAATGCTACAAGAGTGGGATCCTGCAATTTACGATAAAATGCGAGAAGAACGTGACGATGAATTCTTAATGCCCATGCCTATCTATATATCCAATTACTAATAAATAATACATATGAAAGCTATTCAAATAATCTCTCAAGACTTGTTCGACAAGGTACGAAGCCGTTTCCAAAATTTAGAAATGGGCGACGAAACTGGAGCTGTAACTATTGACCCATCAGAAGCAAGATTTTTTGATTTTGACTTTGTTAATGAGGGTGTAAATTTAGGACGAGTTAGCATCAGTTTAAATGATGTAGGTAGTTTAAAAATTTATTACAGTCAAGGTATTACAGAAAATCAAGATGATCCCGCAAAACAATTGTGGTACAATTTTCTAAAAGAAATGAGATTATTTGCAATGCGTAGATTACTACGCTTTGACACTAGAGATATTGCCAAGACTAATCTTGACAAAAATGATTTCCAACATCTAGCCACTACGCAGGCCCCTAAGGAAGAAGAACCTACTATGAACATGACCGAATCACGCTGGAACCAAAAGAGTTCTAAAAAAACAAGCCGAGCAGTAAAAGGTGCAACAGAAGTTATTGTTAGACACCACAGCCCAGTTGATGAAATGTATCCAGGCGCACGTAGCCAGAAGAAAAACATCAAGGCAATTTATATTCAAAACAGAGATGGTGAAAGATTTAAATATCCGTTTATTCATCCAGCTGGCGCATTTGCTATGGCTCAACACGTTGATCATGGCGGAGTACCGCACGATCCGGCCGGCAAAGCTATTGTACGTATGAGTGAACAAATTGCACAATTACAAGAATTTAGCAGACAAGTACAACACACTCAACTACATGATGACGCAATGGGCATTAAGGAAAGGGCCGTAGGCCGCCTACAAGAACTAAAAGCACAGATAGAATCATTAAGCAAGCGTCATCATTATGAAGCATGGTCAGAAAGTTTTACAGAACAAGACGAACCTCTAATGGCAGACTTAGATGCTGTCACAATGGAAACATATAAACAACAATTTACAGAAACAAATTTTAAAGAAGACTTGGCTGCTTTCTTTCCATTAATTCACAGTATCATGAAAGAAACTAATACTATTGATCTAGAAGAATACGTAAGCGAAGAAACTGACATTTGTCCAGATTGTAAAGAAGATCCATGTGTATGTGACTCAACCGTAAAGGAAGATGCGTTTAACGAGTTTGCAGAATGGGCAGAAGCAGTTGAGCAAGGTAAATTAACTGACGACCAACTAGAAGCATTAAAACAAGCAATGAACGAACTGCCTAACGGGGAATTAGAGTTGGGCACTGATGGTCAAACAGCATGGCAATTCTTTAGCGGGTTAGGTTTAGATGACTCTGACCTTGAAGACAAATTTAAGGCAGCATCTGAACTAGACCCATCAGCTGATCCTATGGAAGTTTTAAAAATGTGGGCTCAAGAAAACTACCCAGAACTATTAGTAGCATTAGGCCTAAGCGGTACAGGCGAAGAGCAGCCTGCGGATCCTGCTGCTGCACCTCCTGTTGATCCAGCAGCACCGGCTGTGCCGCCAGCGGCACCTGCTCCATCAGTTCCTCCAGTAGCTGAAGGTAAAGAAGACAACATGGTACAAGAAGTTGCCAAGATTGTTAAGAGTTTTTACAATCGTGACAATCCAGAAGTTGGACCATTCCGTGGCGGCGAAGGCATCACACTTGACGTAAAGAAACAAATTGCAGAAAAATTTGGAGAAGAAGCTGGCGAACAAGCAGCCCAAATGGCAGAACAATTTATGAACAAATTAACCATGGAATGGCAACAGCGTCATGGCACACCAGTTAATGGTGATGACGGACTAGCAAGATTAAAAGAACTAGTGGGCAACATCAAGGCAAAAGTTGAAGGTGCAGGATCAAAGAATCCGCAACACAGTCACCAATATGACACCACAATGAAACATGCCGATAATCCAAGTGTTCAACAACGCATGGCAGCACACGATATCAAACCAGGTATTGCAGGCTACCGTGATCGTATTGACATGCTAAAGGATTTAGAGCGTACAGGAAAATTGAAAAACGCACAAGAAGAAAACGGCCCAGACAAGAGCCAAGTTCCTGCGTTTAAGCGTAAAGAACAAGGCGGTGATTGGAAAATGTCTACCAAAGATTTAGAAAAAGAAAAAACCAATAGCCCGACAAGTTCGGCAGGATTAGCCCGTAAAAAAGCAGAATTAGGAATGAGCGAGGAACTTTCATCAATTATGAAATTATCTGGTTTGGCAAAATAAACCATATTATCTGCACCTTATAGGTTGCAATGATAAATAGATGTGTGTATACTTAACCGTATGCACACATTTTTCTTTTAGTCAGTTGGCTTTAAGAAAGCGGCATAATTTAACATTTATTAAGGAAAAACATTATGGCAACATTAGCAGAAATTCGCGCAAAACTTCAACAGAGCGCACAAAATACCGGCGGATCTTCAGGCGGCGACAACGCAATCTTTCCACACTGGAACATCGCAGAGAATACAAACGTAACAGTTCGTTTCTTGCCCGATGGCGATACAAACAACACTTTTTTCTGGATTGAACGAGCAATGATCAAATTGCCATTCGCCGGTATCAAAGGTGAAACAAACTCTAAACCAACAACTGTACAAGTTCCTTGTATGGAAATGTGGGGTGAGACTTGTCCAGTTCTTACTGAGGTTCGTCCTTGGTTCAAAGACAAGAGCTTGGAAGATATGGGTCGTAAGTACTGGAAAAAGAAGAGCTATCTATTTCAAGGATTTGTTGTTGACAGCAAGTTCAAAGAAGATCGTACTCCGGAGAATCCAATTCGTCGATTCATCATCGGTAGCCAGATTTTTAACATTGTTAAGAACGCACTGATGGATAGTGAGATTGAAGAATTGCCAACAGACTTCGTCCGTGGTTTGGATTTCAAGATTGCAAAAACATCTAAAGGTGGATATGCTGATTACTCTACTAGCACTTGGGCTCGTCGTGAACGTGCTTTGAGCGAAGAAGAAAATGCGGCTATTGCACAACACGGTTTGTACAAATTGTCTGACTTCCTTCCAAAGAAGCCAGGCGCAGTTGAACTAAAAGTTATTGCAGAAATGTTTGCGGCATCAGTTGATGGCGAAGCATATGATCCAGCTCGTTGGTCACAATACTTTAAGCCTGCGGGCTACGGTGGTCGTGACGATGCAAGCGGAACGGCTGCTCCTGCACAATCTGCTCCGGCAGCTCGTCCAGCGCCAGTAGCGGCTCCAGTTGCTGAAGAACCAGCACCTTGGGAAGATGAAGTTGCAACAGCAGAGAAATCATTTGCTCCTCCGGCTGCAAAAGCTGAGAGCACAGGTGGTGAAGCGTCTAGCCGTGCAGCCGACATCATTGCAATGATTCGTAACCGTCAGAAAGACTAAGGAGTAGTAGACTATGGGAAAGGCTTTCGATATTTCGAAATTCCGCAAGTCTATTACGAAAAGTATTGATGGCTTAGGAATTGGGTTTAACGACCCTACCGATTGGATTTCAACCGGTAACTACGCCCTAAACTATCTTATCTCAGGGGACTTCTACAAGGGAGTCCCCCTGGGAAAAGTAACAGTTTTTGCAGGCGAATCTGGTGCAGGTAAATCATATATCTGCTCTGGTAATATTATTAAAGCGGCACAGGAACAAGGTATATTTGTTGTCTTAGTTGACAGCGAAAACGCACTTGATGAAAAGTGGTTGCTTGATTTAGGTGTTAACACAAGTGACGAAAAACTTCTAAAACTCAACATGGCTATGATTGACGATGTGGCAAAAACCATTAGTGAATTCATGAAAGAGTACAAAGTTATGCCCGAGGAATCACGTCCTAAGGTATTATTTGTAATTGACTCCTTGGGTATGTTGTTGACTCCGACCGATGTAAATCAGTTCGAGGCGGGTGAAATGAAAGGTGATATGGGCCGTAAACCTAAAGCACTTACATCACTTGTTCGTAATTGTGTAAACATGTTTGGTTCGTGGAATGTTGGTATGGTTTGTACAAATCACACCTATGCTTCACAAGATATGTTTGATCCAGATGACAAGATTAGTGGCGGCCAGGGATTTGTTTATGCAAGTTCTATTGTAGTTGCTATGAAGAAACTCAAACTTAAAACCGATGCTGACGGTAATAAGACTACAACTGTTAACGGTATTCGTGCAGCCTGTAAGATTATGAAAACACGTTATGCAAAGCCGTTTGAATCGGTTCAAGTAGAGATTCCCTATACAACAGGCATGAGTCCATTTAGTGGATTAGTTGATTTGTTTGAGGCTAAAGGTATGTTGAAGAAAGAAGGCAACAGTCTTGTTTACACAACAGCCGACGGTGAGATTATTAAACAATTCCGCAAGGCTTGGGACCGAAACGAAAAAGAAGGCTTAACAATCATGATGGAAGATATTTCCAAGAATGGTGAAAAAGCCGTAGATCCAGTACTAAGTGAAAACACCGAGGAGGCATGATGGAAGAAGATCTAATTATTGAAGTATGGGATACATTCAGAGAATATGTCTCAGATAAAAACAAAGAAGTTGCCGCAAATCAATATATTGATTTTTTAGTAGGCAAAGACGTTGAATTATCAGTCCTTGAAGGTTTAATGGGATACGATACTTATCTCGACAACGCAATCCAGCTAGTTATAGATGAAAATAAAGATGACGAAGACGACATCGATGAAGAAGACTATGACTACGGCGAAGACATAGACTAATTATGTCATGGTACTCTAAAGTAAGCAAAGACATATCGTTTCTTCCTGACTGCATAGAGCACTTTTATAAAGAATTAGATTCTGCAAGATATGAAGTTAAGATTCACGGAAACGTGGAAAAAGCTTCATCTCAATTACCGGGTATTGTTGAACAACGATTCAATCAGCTTCAAGAGCTTGAAGCTGTACTTGAATATTTGAATATCGAATTAAGACGTACACGTAGTAAAGCATTTAAAAAGTATCTAGAAAGTTATCAAAGAGCACTAAGTAGTCGAGATGTAGAAAAGTATGTCGACGGCGAAGCAGATGTGGTTGATATGGAAAAAATTATCAACGAATTTGCCATGCTACGTAACCAATGGCTAGGAATTATCAAAGCGTTGGATATCAAGCAATGGCAACTTAGCAACATCATCAAGTTACGCACTGCTGGACTAGAAGACGTAGTGTTGTAAACAAAAAGGAGACTTGCTCTCCTTTTTATTTTGTGTTATAATAAGTTTATGTATATTGAAGACCTGGTAATCGCATTGGCAATGAGTCGAAATTCGACCATCAATCCATATGACTTAAAATTAATACACAGCTTTCATGATCAAATTGCCAGAGGCACTGGATTTACAGAAAAACAAGAAGTGTTGTCTGTAAAAATATTAAAACGACAGTCATCAAAATTAGATGTTATGTTTGGTACACAAATTTCTCCGTTTTTAGAAAATCCCACATTTAGACTTCCTCGTAGAACAGTATCTGCACTTAAAAGAATTAACATTATTCCACATACATTGTACGGCAAGGCCATTAAAGCCGAATTTCCATACAACGAAGCCCTGTTGGCTAAGTTTAAGGAACAAAAATCCAATCTAAACTATAGTCAATGGGATCCTGAGCAAAAATCATGGATTTTTTCACTCGATGAACACTCGCTTAACCTATTAAGCAAAATTGCCATTGAAGAAAACTTTGCAGTAGATGAAGAATTTAAAAATTATCAGAATCAAATCAAAGAAATTGAAAACAATATTGAGAACCATGTTCCTATGGTTTCTTTCAATGGAGAAAATCTGGTATTTTTGAATATTTCACCGAAAATTCCTCAACCTACAAATTCAAACATTATTGAAAACTTGTTCTATGCAAGAAAATTAGGAATTTTTACATGGGACGGAGCCGTTGAGGATTCTGAAGAATGGAAATTGGCTGTGCCCGCCGTAAAGAATTTCCTACAGACTGATCCTAAGGGTGAATTTTCCATAAATTTGGAAAAAACCACAATTCATGATATTAAAGACATTGTAAAACAGTTGTTGCCAGTGTTGTTTGTTATACCAGGTGGCACTGAACTAGAAAAAATAGAGCAGTCTTTAAATTTTCTAAAGTCAATTGGAATATCTAATGATGAAGTAAGTGTCTTGTTTAGATTACCCACCGAAACTGGTGGAAAATTCAATGAATTTATTAGAGAAAACAATCTTAACTCACCTGTTACCGAAAATAGTAAAGCAGTCTTTATTAGCAGTAAAGTTCCTAAAACATTAATTGAGAAAAAAATAAAATTTAATTCTGTTGTAAATTTTAACTTTTATAACATTCATTATTCTATTAAAAATCTACTAAAATGGCACCATAATGTAATTCATATGATGGAAAAGAAACAACAAAGGAATTTTAATTTTGGCAACCTGTAAAATTGTTATTAAAGACGAAGTGAATATCAAGATTGAAAATTTAGATCTTGATACACGCAAAGCACTGGTCAAAAAATTCAAGTATGAAGACCCTACTGCACGGTATAGACCTAGTTTTAAACTAGGTAGATGGGACGGCGCAATTAGTTTCTTTGGGTTAGGCGGCACTACTTATCTATCAATGTTGCCACAGGTATTAGAGTACCTTGAAGCCAAAAATTATTATATTGAAGTTGAAGATCATCGTCGTCCTATACAGTTGGATTTCCCTGAAGTTTTTGAAGATTTTTGGGGTGATCAAACATGGCCTGTTGGACATAGATTTGCCGGTGATAAAATTCGGCTACGTGATGATCAAGTTGAAGTTGTTAATAAATTTTTAGAAAATCCGCAAAGTATTCAAGAGATTGCTACAGGCTTTGGCAAGACAATTACCACTGCTACATTGGCAAAAATCTGTGAAAAATATGGTCGGACAATAACCATTGTTCCTAACAAGTCACTTGTGGAACAGACAGAGGAAGACTTCATTAACTGTAAATTAGACGTAGGTGTTTACTACGGTGACAGAAAAGATTTAGATAAAACCCATACAATATGTACTTGGCAAAGTCTTAATATTCTTGACAAAAAATCTAAAGATTCTGGCCGAGATACCGAACTGTTAACCTTAGCAGAATTACTTGATGGTGTTGCTACGGTTATGGTTGATGAAGTACACATGGCCAAGGCTGATGTACTAAAAACACTCCTTACTCATAATCTATCTAATGCACCCATACGCTGGGGATTAACTGGAACCGTTCCAAAAGAAGACCACGAATTCCAAGCATTACGTGCTAGTCTTGGCGAAGTTGTACACAGAGTCGCCGCCCACGAACTACAAGAAAAAGGTGTGCTTAGTGATTGTCATGTGAATATTATTCAAACCGCAGAGTGGAAAGAGTTTGAAAGTTACGCAGGAGAATTAAAATATCTAGTCACTGACGAGAACAGATTAACCTTTATTGCTAATCTTATTAATGATATCTCAGCTACAGGCAACACGCTAGTTTTAGTAGATAGAATTGAATGCGGAAAATTTTTAACTGAAAAACTTACAGACAGCGTATTCATATCAGGTGCTGTTAAAACTAAAGATAGAAAAGAATCATATGACGAAATTAAAACTAGTACTAATAAGATTATTGTGGCGACTTATGGTGTGGCCGCTGTGGGTATTAATATCCCTAGGATTTTTAATATGGTTCTTTTGGAGCCCGGAAAGAGCTTTGTCCGGGTTATACAATCAATTGGGCGCGGCATTCGAAAAGCGGACGACAAGGACTTCGTCCAAATCTGGGATCTCACAGCGTCAACTAAGTACGCCAAGCGGCACCTTACACAACGGAAGAAGTTTTATAAAGATGCTCATTATCCGTTCGAAATTCAAAAAGTGAAATATTAAAAATGCAAATCTTAACATTAGAAAACAAAACATTCTATTTGAATGATCTACCCGAAGAAGTAGATGAGGACTTACGATTCTCAGTACTTGACAATAGCGATAATCAAAACCCTGACTATTTCTTTATCCCTCTTATCTTTCTTGAGAGCTTTACAGGGCCAGCCGCAGTGCTTAAAATTGGACCATATGATCTTACTATGCCACTAGACTGGTGTACAATCGTAGGAGATCCCGAAGGACCTGACATGGAAGTATTGCCTCTGACAAGTTTAAATGATCGCGGATTTAAGACATACTGTTTCAATCCTATTAATGGGTTTAGACCAGAATTTCATGAAATAGATATTATAGATATCTATCCAGATGTTAAGTGGTATTTTCCTAAAATGAAACCTGGACAATTATTATGTACTCCGTTAGCGGCAGGTTCAAAACCAATGTGTGCTTACTTTGTCAAAGAAGTTAGCCGCCAAAGTGAAATTGTGGATTATACTAGGTGTTGGTAAAAATATGGGTACCTTGACACCAGGCGCAACTTATGTCTATGAACGGAACGGCGAAGAAGTCTACGCTAGAGAATCCGGCAAAACTGAACGAAAACTAATCGGCTACAAGTATGAAATGGAGGGTAAAACGGATCCACGTACAGACGATGGTCGACCTTTACATGAACATATATTGGAAGATAAACTTTGGGGTGAAATCCGCCGGGCCGCCCGGACGAATCCTACCTTGCAAAAAGCTCTGGAACAGTGTATAATAATACATCACCTAAGTAAAGATAAGGAAGAAGTACAGTGGCATCCGGTATGAAGTTCCATGGAATAATGGCGCAAGGAGTGATGCGTATCGATTCTAATGGCGGTCTCGGTATTGGCGGCGGTTCTCCGAGCACAACACTCGGGGCATGGGGAGAATGGCAAGAGATACAAAAACTTGCAGAAACTAA